AGCAAACATTTGTATCAATGGTTAACGATGGCGCTTTTGTAGAAGCTATCGCAGAATCACTTGGTAAAAGTGTTAACTCTATCAGAGGAAAAGCTTTATCATTACTTAGAAGTGGTGACATCAATGCTATTCCTAAGCAAGAACACACAAAAGGTTCAAGCAAAGCTGACGTACTAGCTGACCTTGATATTTCTGAAATGACTGTAGAAGACATTGCCGGTAACATAGGCAAAACTGTAAGAGGCGTTAAAACAATGTTAACCAGAAGAGGTTTACAATGTGCTAATTACAACGGTGCAGCTAGAAAAGAAATAGGCTAACCAGCAATATTTAGTGGGGGAGTGCAACACTCCCCTTTTTTTGAGAGAGATATAGATGAATATTGCTAGTGCATTACTAAAACAAGTAGTTATACAACAAGACTTAGATACTTGGGCTCAGGTTAAGGAACTTTACTTGCCAAATGAGTACCGAGGGATTTTTAGCATCTTGGAAAAGCACGTAGACAATTATCAATCTCTCCCAACCTTTGCTGAGTTAAAAGCTGGGCAAAGAGACCAAAACATTCAAGAAAAATTATCCGCCATCGAATCGGTTGAAGTTGAAGTAGACGCAGATATGTTGCTCGACTACCTCAAGAATGAATATACTCAAACTGAAATATTAGATGAACTTGATAAATATGTGGATAAAACTATCACTATGGCTAGTGCAGAAGAAAATATAGAACAATTACAAGAAATAGTCCTAAATGTAAGTGATAAGGTAGATGTTACCGAGCCTTCAGAAAGTATGCAAACTATCACACTTTTTGAAGATGACGAACAAAGAGCAAAATATTTACCTTTAGGACTTAATACAGACTATGACGCAAGCGTCAAATTCTCACCCAAAGACCTAGTGCTAGTTGGTGGACGAAGAGGTTCAGGTAAGTCATTGACTTCTTGTAACCTTGCTGTCAATGTTTATGATTCAGGAAGAACAGCTCTTTATTTCACTATTGAAATGGATAGTCGTTCTATACTGCAAAGAATGTGTTCTATCAGTACAGGAGTTACATTTACAAATATTCGTGATAAAGTTATGAATACAGAAGAATGGAATCTTGTTGCTGGTTGGTGGGCAAATCGTTTTCAGGGTGGAGACGAATTACTCAGAGAATATGAAACACATAGAGACTTTGATGACTTTCATAGAAAGTTGACAAAGAATCCTTTACATGAAGATAGACAATTAGATGTAATCTATGATCCAGCCCTCACTCTCTCAAAAATTCAAAGCGAACTCGATAAGAGGGTTAGTCGTACAGACATTGGTATCGTAATCGTAGATTATCTAAACCAAGTTCGTCGCCACAATGCGCCAGGCAAAAACAGTCAATATGACTGGCAGGAGCAAATTGAAATAAGCAAGAAACTAAAGTCTTATGCTCAAGAGTATGAAACTTTAGTTTTCGCTCCCTATCAAACAGATTCTAGTGGAGAGGCTAGATTTGCAAAAGGTATACTAGATGCGGCAGATGCAGCATATTCCCTTGAAACTTGGGAACCTGCTGATAGATGTATGACATTTAACTGTACCAAGATGAGAAATAATGAAGTTAAAGGTTTCTCAAGTGAAGTTAATTGGAAGTCATTAAGAATTGGTCCCGCTTCTGCATTAACTCCTAATGAGAAAGAAAAAATGAAAGAAGAAATGGGACTAGGAACACAAGGTGAAGAGGCACAAGACATATGAGATTATTAGAAGAAGTTTACCAAATAAATAATTCAGGACTAGGAGATGTACGAATATTCTCTGATAGAATTTTTTGTTATAAAAGATACCATGTCGATTGGGGCAATGGAGATGAAACAATGTATTCGAGTCTTTGGTATAAGCTTCCTGAAGTAAAAAAGATAGTAGAGAAAAGAGTATTTGGAGATAGAGAATGATACTCTATACAGAAAAACAATTACAAAATGCATATATAGTTTATGTAAGAAAATTACATGAGTATAATCTTAGTGATAAAATTTATGTAAAGATTCCTACACTAGAAGAATTTAGACCTATGTATGAAGCAGAGATGGAGTTACAATATGGAGATAAAGGAGTACATTAAAGATTGTATTTATAGAATGTTACTAGGATTACACCTAGTATGTCCACACTGTGGAAAAGAATTACCCAAGGAGATTAAACTTGATAGTAACAGATGAAAAAATACTAAGACAAATATCTAAGGAAGTAACAAAAGTAGACGCTAAAGTATTAAAAGATATGGAAGATACCATGAAAAAGCACAATGGTATAGGAATTTCTGCAATTCAAATAGGAGTGCCACAAAGAATATTTTTAGCAGGTAATCCTGCACAGGTTTTTATAAACCCAAAAATAAAAGACAAAAGTAGTTACACAAAAGTAGACTGGGAAGGTTGTTTAAGCTGCCCAGGAGCGCATGTAAGAGTAAGACGCTCGCACAGTATTACATTAGAATACGAAGATATAGAAGGAAAAATAATAAAAAGAAAATTTAAAGGATTCGATGCAAGAGTTATTCAACACGAGTTTGACCATCTCAACGGATTCTTAATTACAGACAGAGGAAAGGTTTATCAAGAATGACAGTAGAAGAACTATTAGTAGAAGAAAAAATAAAATTTAAACAGTCTCCTGCAGATTTTGTTGTACATTGTCTAAATCCTGAACATGACGACAAAAATCCTAGTATGAGAATTGATAAAATTACAGGAGTGTTTAATTGTTTCTCTTGTGGATTTAAAGGAAATATATTTAAACATTTTGACAAACCAAGTAACTTTTTAGATATAAAAAGAGAAAAAGTAAGACAGACAATAGACCGCAAAAGGTCAGAATCAATAGGGCTACAAATGCCCAGCAATGCTTTACCATACATTGGAACAGAAAGAAACATAAAGCAAAGTACATATAAACATTTTGAAACTTTTTTGAGTGTGGACTCTCCATTCAAAGATAGATTAGTATTCCCTATAAGGGATATAACAGGAAAGATAGTAGCTTTTAATGGCAGACTTCGAGAGAATAGTCATATAAAAGATCAAGCCAAGTATATCTTTCACCCCCCGAGAGTAAAATTACCACTTTACCCTTTACAATCATTAATTACTCCTAATAAGGGCAGAGTGCTTCTGGTAGAAGGTATTTATGATGTAATAAATTTACACGATAAAGGCTTAACAAATGCCGTGTGTTGTTTTGGAACTCATAATATTAATCCAGAAAAACTTCAACTTCTTAAAATGAAAGGAGTTGAACAGGTAGACATATTCTTTGACCCTGATGAAGCAGGTAAAAAAGCATCAGAAATGGTTATAGATATGTGTGAAAAAGTACAAATAAAACACTATGTAGTTACTATACCGCCAGATCTTGGAGACGCTGGTGCACTTAGTGAAACAGCAGTGTTAAAATTAAAGGAGAATTTATATGGCTAAAAATAGTCAATTAGGGATTCCTGAATTTTCAGGAGAAAGAAGATTTAATGAAACTGGTGATGAGTTTACAGGAGTGTATGAGTTTAAAGATAAAAACAGACAAAAACATTTCAGACTTCACAAAACTGGAATTGATAGATTAGATAGTAAAGAAGTTAAAACTATATGGCACTCAGAAATGCAAGCTAGATTTATTAGACTAGACCCAAAATTTAAACTCGAAGTTCATTACCAAGGATTACATGATAATAGAAGACAAGCAGATATTGTTTATGACGATAGAGTTTGTATCGAACTACAGTATAGTAATATTTCAAGGACAGAACTCGAAGAAAGAACTAAAGATGCTTTGCATAGATTTGATAAAATAATTTGGATATTTTATCATAAGTCAATGATACCGCAATCAGCGAGATGGTTAGCTCAAAGTAGTATACCTGAACCTGAAATTGATAAAAATGGATTTACACTACAACCAATAGGGTATAGAGAAGAAGAACTATTTGAGGAAGTCCAAGATTTTTTAAGAAGGTGGGGTAAACATGGAGTAACTATAGACTGTGAAAATTTATATAGAGGGACAAGAAACAAACAGGACTGGGAAATAAACACATGTTTTGGAGCAGAGATAGAAGAGACAGTGTATTTCAGAACAAGCACAGCTCCCGTTTATATGTATTTAAAAACACTTCCAAATGTATATGAATTTAAAGGACATACTATTAAAGAGTACAAGGAAAATGTTAGCCACCCAAGCAATGTTAGTATACTATTTCATTACTATGAACAATGCGAAGATGAAGAACCTTGGGAAATATTTCATAAACTAGAAAAAGGATTAACAAGAGGAGAAGCAAAGACAGAAACAAATACTCCTAATCTACAAGCTGGTTATTCATTTGTTAGTAAGCATACAACATTATGCTGGGATAGACTTTGTTTTAAGGAAATTGGATACAACCCCTATAACGCACGAAACATCAGTGGTTATCTCCATCATAAAAATAATACTTGACACAAGGTTAAAAATTTAGTATAATATATAATATGAAAAAAATAGCATTAATAGAAAGTAAACCAAGCAGAAATAAGTTCTTTGAACTTTTTGAGAATAAAATTCAGTTTGATTCTTTTGTTCTATGCTCGAATCCTCAAGTAAAAAAAGTATTAAAGCGTGATGTTGACATCAACATCGAGCTCGACAAGTATGACTGGGTAATCCTAGTTGGGTCGGAACCTCTCAAATACTTTACTAAAATTAACTCTATTACAGAGTACACTGGTAGAATAGTAGAAGAGAAGTTTCTTCCTGTAATTAACCCAGCCATGCTTGCTTTTAAACCTGAGGCAAAAAAGACTTGGATTGAGTCAAGAGATAATATTGTAAAGTACATTTCTGGAGAACTAAAACAAGAGAAGTTAGATAATGAAAATTGTTTTGGAATCACAGATAGTAGAGATTTATATGTATTCTTAGATGATGCATTAAATCACGATAATGATTTTATTGCACTTGACTCGGAGACAACTGCTTTATATCCTAGGGACGGTCATATGATTGGAATAAGTTTAGCTTATAAAGAAAATCATGGGGCATATATAGATACAAATTGTATTGATGAAAAAGCAGAAAAATTATTACAACAACTTTTTGATAAAAAGAAAGTTGTTTTTCATAATAGTAAATTTGATATTGCTTTCTTCAAGTTTCATTTTGGATTTAAATTTCCAAGATTTGAAGATACAATGTTAATGCACTATACCTTAAATGAGAATCCAGGCACTCACGGCCTAAAACAACTCGCTCTCAAATATACTCCTTTTGGAGATTATGAAAAACCAATGTATGATTGGATTGAGGGATATAGAAAGCGTAATGGACTTCTTAAAAATGATTTTACTTGGGATATGATTCCCTTTGACATTATGCAAGAATACGCTGCTATGGACGCAGTTTGTACATTTCTCATTTACGAGAAGTTCTTACCAAAGCTAGAGAGTAATGATAAACTCATGAATGTTTATCGAAATATTCTTCTTCCTGCAACAGAATTTCTTCTTGATGTAGAGAGTAATGGTGTTCCCTTTGATAGAGAACGATTAGAAAAATCTACGGTGCTGATGCAAGAGGATATTGATGAAGCAGTAAAAAGTTTGTATGAATTTAAAGAAGTACAAATCTTTGAGAAAGGACAAGGTAAGGACTTCAACCCCAATAGTACAATGCAACTTCGTTCTTTACTCTTTGATTATATCGGACTAAAACCAACAGGTAAGAAAACAGGCACTGGAGCTGACTCAACTGATGCAGAAGTTCTTGGGCAATTAGCTGAAGAACATGCCGTTCCACAGCTTGTATTAGATATAAGACAAAAAGTAAAAATCAAGAGTACTTATCTTGATAAAATTATACCCGCTTTAGATAGAGATAGCAGACTCCGTACAGGTTTTAATCTGCACGGTACAACATCTGGTCGTCTTTCATCTAGTGGAAAAATGAATATGCAACAGATACCTCGTGATAATCCAATCGTGAAGGGTTGCATACGAGCTAAGCCAGGCAATAAAATTGTTGCAATGGACTTAACTACAGCAGAGGTGTATTG